TTCTAAAGGCACGTTTAGATTCTAAATACTCAGATACAACATCATTCAATGTCATATCTTTAGCAATATCTGTATTAGTGGCCAAGTCAATTTTATTTTGCAATTCAGCTTGTGCGATTTTGTATGCTTGTCTACTATTACTATTTAAGGTAACAGATATTCTTTTTGTTTTACCGCTATATGGATCTATATAACGTTCTTGAAATTTATACTTAGTAATACCAGCTTTGGTAGTTACAGTTTCACACCACATTAAAAATACCTTCTAGGCTAAAAAATGGTATAGTAAATAAGCCTAAGAGGTATGGTATAATATAGTAAGTTGATGTGGTATACCTCTTAGGTGTATCATAACCCCTTATTCTGTTAGCGCAGAGTAGGGGGATTTTTATTTGTATGACTTTAAATAAAATAATTTATTTTGTGCATCTTCCAAGCTAGTAACACCAAGTTGTTTCATTACATATGGTGTAATTATTGGCATAGGATGCGTAGAAATTACAGTTTTAAAAACTTCATTAAAATAAGAATCACAAGTTTTGAAATAATCGAATGCTGGTAAGAATGGCTTTAATAAACAAAGACATGTAAATAAATTACCAATAGAAGAGTTTTGAAAAGAGAATGTAGTTTCAAAATCAGAGATGATTTTAATAGATGATTTTAATGCTGGATAGGTTTGCTGAAAAAAATTCGCTCCATGTGCACAATCATTACGAACATTATTGAGGTAGATTAATGTGCTACGTAATTCAGAGGGGGTTAAATTAAAAACATTAGAGATATTCTGTTGTATTTTCAATACTTCAAACATTTTTCTCATTTCACCAAAGGTAAGTTTATTAATGAATACCCAAATAGGAATATGTCCATGTTTAGTCTGATAGTGTTTGAAAGGAGGATATTTAGTGTTATCTGTTAGGATTTTAGTAAAATGTTTTATAAGATCATCACATTGAGGCTTATTAGAGTTATTTTTCAATGAACGATTATAATTTGAAGAATCTAAATAAGGCTCAACGTAATTTGTTAAAGATGTTGAATCAAAAGGGCCATATTTTTGTGCAAATGAGTGTGCAATAGTAGTTTTTATTTTTTGTTCTGCAATAAAGATTGGGGAGTATAAGAGCGATTTAATAATAGTATCTATTTCGTGTAGGCTCATAAGTTTAAAAAAATCCATATCTTTATCGTAAGTATCATTATGTACGAATGGTTTATTGTAGAGGTTAATAATGTTGTAGTAGCCATATGATTGTAGTAAAGTTTTTGCATATGGAATGGGATTACTTGAAATAGATATACACCCATTACTATCTACAAGTTCTGAATTAGTAAGTGAAGTATCCGTTATGATAGGTAAAAGACCTCTATCTTGTAAAATTTTAATTTGTTCGTCATAATCTTTAAATGGTTTCATAGCAATAAAAAAAGCTGCGTACATTTCTGTACACAGCTTTTTCAGGTTGCGACTTATTTCTAAGTCTCCCCAGATTCCGTATACAGAGTGTACCATGAAATAAGCTTTTTGACAAGCCTCCTAACAATAATTTACACACTATAAAACATGATGATAGAAATCTATTTCATCTAATAAATCATCTGTAAGTTCTTTCCGTCTTACCATATGTTCAATTAAATTAACATGATGATCTATATGAAAATCATCATTAATGATATGCAGCAATTCATGAGCAACTTCTTTTCTCATATCTTCAATAGACATATTCTTACGGATATAAATATTGTGAACACCTTCATCTTCCCCAGTTGATGAAATGGCTTTCACATTAGGAATATCACACTCAATAATATTAACAACCACTCTCTAACATCCCCCATTACAAGTTTATTTGTGTTTAAGTTTGAGCAATTCTATATATTCTACAGCTTTTTCCATATCTTCCTTTGAGATGCCACGAGATGCGGAGAATAACATACGCATTTCTGGACGAGTGCGAAGCATTTCCGCATATTCTGCAGTATCTTTATTTAAATAATACTCTTTATCTGTAGACTGGGTTAAAGACTCCATTTGCTCTGTAGTAATACCAAGGCCTTTGCAAATTTTAATTACATTGTCAATTGATGCACCGCCCACATTTTGTAAGATAGAGCGCAATGTACTATATGGCATATCAATTCTTTGGGCAAAACCTTTAACAGTATCAATTTCCGCTATGCGTGCTTTTAAAAATTCTTCTCGTGTCATAGTTAAACTCCTCTATATATTAACTATATATACATATACTATCATTTGTAAAACGAAATATCAATATTTAAATACGAAATATCATATATAAACAATAGTTAAACGAAATATCACATAACTTAAATTGGACAAATGCGAAATATCGCACTATAATAAAAGCATAATCAATGCGAAATATCGCACCAATAAAAAGGAGGTGAAAAATATGTATGCTAATTTATTGGCAGAAATTGCAAGAAAAGGGTGGAATAAAAAAGTATTAGCAAAAACGCTAAAGTGGAGATATGCAACATTAATTGACAAATTAAACGGGAAATATCCACTTACACTTGAAGAAGCGTTGAAGATTAAAGATACATTAGGCACAGATTTGCCAGTAGAAACTCTTTTTTTTAAACAATAACACGAAATATCACACTTTTATAAAGAGGTGAAATCAAATGAAAGAAATAAAAACTCAATTACAAAGACATATGGACAATAAAGGAAATCAGTTAAAAGAGGAAAGACAAGGGAATATCAATAGTAGAAAAGAATACACAGTAAAAATAAAAGTAGATACATCTGAATTAGATTGTGCGATTAAAAAGCTAAAAAAGTTTAACAAGCTAGTAAAAAAAAGTAAATTGCCACGTGTAATATTTAGCACACATGGCAATTTAGATGAAAAGGAAATTATTAATCTTCTAGACAAGTACCAATGGAAATAGCAATTACTGATGATGTATCTAAAAGTAATGAACCAAGTTCTTGGACTGATTTAGATGAGATTAATTTAACATCCTTTAGTAGCAATGAATTCTCATCAAATAATAGATGTCTTTCAGAATTTGGAACATAATTTTCATTTAACGCTTTTTCTGCACTTTTTAAGCATTGATAGAGTAGCTTGGATTGAATATCAGACTCATCACTATAAACAGGAAGAGCAGACAACAAACCAGCATTAGTAAGCAATATAAGTCGATTGCTATTTAATTCATTAGCTTCTAAAGAAACAGCAAATGCAATTATCTTTTTATGCATATCCATAATATCACCTCCTTTCAAGGTGATTATATCAATTATAAAAATAAGATGAAATAGAAAGGTGTATGTAGTAATGGAAAGTGTTCAACCAAAATACGTGCCTATTAGCACATTAGCTAAGATATGGGGACGGAGCAAAATGTATATCTATAGAAGAATAGATATGATCCGTAATGAAGGTAGATTTAATGAAATCTGTATGCAACTAGGACCACAACAAACGCTGGTACATGTAGAAAAGTTTGAAGCATGGATGAAAGGGCAGCACATGAAGTGGCTAAAGGGGGCATAGAAGATGAACATTATAAATCTAATTACCACCGTGCAATGGTGTTTGGGGATATTGGGGTTAGGACTATATGGAGGAATTGAGCAAGCAGAAGGCTGGCAAATATTAATCAATATAGTATTAACAATAACAACTGGCATCACAATTTGGATGTTAGGCAGGGTTAAGGAGGTGATAAAACATGAAAGACAAAAGAGAAAAAGCACTAGATCTACTAAAAACATATTTAATGTTTGATGATGAAGAAATGCAAGTTTTAAGGGAACGAATTACATCAATTAGCGTAAGCAATAAAAGCGCAAGTTTAGACTTTACTATTCTTGCTAATGGATGCGCTATTTTTGTTAAGCGAAAGACAGGGGAATATGTATTACGCATAACAGGTAAAGGCCCAATTAAAGAGTACAAGGTACATCTTGCATTAACGGCAAGAGAAATATTGCTTGATGCGGTGATAAATAATGAGTAAACACTGCAGCATATGTGATGAGTGCAATAAAAAAAGCCATGCCTACATACACTGTAGACAGGCTAAAGGGATTATATGTATGGAACATTGCGATGCATGCCAATATTTAGAGATTGAAAAAGGTGACATGCATTGCAATTATCCTAGACAAAAAGAAAAGGCCACTAATTAAAGTAGCCTAATCAAGCACGTAATTACGCACCAAACCTAACGTAATTATATCACACATGGGCATGAAAGACTAGGGAAAAGCTCATTTGAAGGCTTTTCCTTATTAACTGGATATAAAGTATTAACAAATCAACCATGGGGTAATTACGATGAGGAAGCGTAAAAAAGTCATATCTAAAAACATGATAGAAGTACTTGATTATCACACATCAAGAACATATAGGAAGAATGGCAAGCGTGTAAAAAAGAAAAGCATCACACCAGAAGCACAGAAAAAGCAAAATGAAAAACAAGCGGAAGCAATGCTACGTATGTTGATTGATAATAACTTCACTACAAATGATTGTTACATCACACTCACATATAAAGAACAGCCTGCTACATGGGAAGATGCAAAGAAAGATATTCAGAATTTTATAAGACGGATTAAACGCAGATATAAAAAACTGGATAAAGAATTGAAATACATTTACATAGCGGAGGGAAAAACAAGAATACATTTCCACATGATCATCAACAATGCAGAACTATATTCGGATGAACTGAATGAACTTTGGCCACATGGCATGCATAAGTTGATGCTATATCAAGGAAGAGCAGAAGATGCAGTGAGATTAGCAAGCTACTTTGTAAAAGAAAAAAGAAGTGCATGCTATTCAGATAAAGAAGATGCATTTAAGCGCAGGTGGAACAGTAGCAAGAATTTAGAAAAACCAAAAGTAAAAACAGAAATATTGAAGCCAAGCGAATGGAGAGATTACATCCAACCGCCAAAAGGCTATTACGTAGAAACAGACAGTGTAGTTGAAGCTGTATCTGATGAAGGTTATCCTTATAGATTTTACAGATTGATAAGAATTGAGGAGGTAAAACATGGAACTACTAGGAATAGGCATTGTGATAGGGGCAATGCTAGGAGTAGCAATAATGTCGTTATGCGTAATTAGTAAAGAATGTGAGAAATGGGAGGAAGAAATAAATGATAAACGTAAATGAAGTATTTTTGAGCGGTAACGTAGTAGCAGATGCAGAACTACGATACACAAAAACAGGAAAGCCAGTGCTCACATTTAGAATGGCAACAAATAAATATGTGAATGAGCAACAGAGTACACAATATCACAACATTGTATGCTGGGTTGATGCGGAAAAATACAGTGGATTAAAGAAAGGTGATTTTGTATCAGTAAATGGCGAATTAAGGACTAGATCATATGAAAAAGACGGAAGTAAAAGATACATTACAGAGATTGTGGCCAAAGTCCTTACATATGGATTGAAAGAGAATGAAAGCACACCAAGTAATTTTGAAAATGGGTTTGTAGATGATGATGAACCTATTCCATTCTAGGAGGAAATAAATGCGAAGAGGTAGACCAAGAAAGATATGTAGCCACTCATTTGGGCCAGCAAAAAGCGGTGCATTATGGGTAAAAGCATCATGTCCAAAAGGAAAAACATCAATTAAAGTATTCAAAGGGAAAACGGCAGGCACTTTACATTGGCTGAAAAAAGAAGAATGTGAAGATTGCCCTGCTTATAGTCCTACAAAGATTTATGCAAAATAGGAGGGCAACATGCAAAACACAAGCATGGCAGGTGTTCCGATGAATTGCATAAATTGGTTGGCACTAGGTGCGGTAGTGTACGGTGCAATGGATAAACGAAATGCATTAAAAGTATTGGGATTAAAGGAACAAATAAATGCAGATGTGTTACAGCCATTGATTGACAGAGGACTAAGCCAAAGAAAAATAGCAGAAGAATTAGAAGTAAGTCAAAGCTTAATTAGAAATATTTGTAAAAAATTAGGAATTAAAACAAAACGAGGTAGAAAACAATGAAAAAAGTAATGTTAGCAGTAATGGTATTAAGCGCAGTAGTTAATGGTGCATATGCAAATGGAACAAATAATTTAGTAGGTGGTACAGATAATGTGGCAACAGCAAATAGTGCTGCAGTATTTGGATATAAAAACACTGTAAATTCTAACAATGCAATTGCATTTGGTGAAAATAACACAGTAAATGGAACAAATTCATTTGTTGGGGGCAATAATTCAAAAGCAGAAGGAAGAAATACATTTGCATTTGGTAGTCATGCAGAAGCATTGACTGAATACACATATGCAATTGGTAGCCAAGCAAGAACATCAGCATATGACACTATTGCAATTGGCAATGGCGCATATGTAAGTGGTGTATCTAGCGTTGCAATTGGGCGCACAAACAATATCACTGGTGAAAATACAGTGGTTGTAGGTGCTAATAACAAAGACATTAAAGGAAATCAATCAACTGTGATTGGTTACAACAACAAAATGGCTGGTGATATGGAACAAACGATCATTGGCGCCAATTCTGAAACAGCAGGACAGGGCGCAATGGCCATTGGAACACATACAAAGGTTACTGCAATTGATGCGGTAGGCATTGGCAATAATATTGTGGCGGATAAGCCAAATAGCGTTGCACTAGGAACAAATAGTGTAACAGACAATGCAGTTAATCAACTGCAAGCAATGGTAAACAATACAACATATGTATTTGCAGGTACAGATGCAACATCAGTAGTAAGCGTAGGCAGTAAACAACGTGCAGGCTTTGGCGGAGTAAAAAACTATGTTCGCCAAGTACAGAA